TTTCATATATAAACTACCGGCAGATTCATTAGAAAATGGATGACATTGTTCGTTTTCGTTATATAATTCCAAATTGCCATGCCAAATATCGCCATAAAACTCATATATTGTATTATTGGCTTCGCAATATCCATCAGCTTTATAATTTGTAGTGGGAATATTATATTCACCTTTGTTCTCTGCATGTTGAATATGAATATTTCCTTTTTTTGCTATTTCGTTTAACCAAGATATTGCTTTTTGTGAATAACCTCGTTTAGAACATTGGGGGCATCTGGTTGGGCTACTATGTACGTGATCATGTGGTCTTTGATAGAATTCGCCATGTATTGGACAAATGATTTTCAGTTTAGTATGTGCATTAACATACTCATCAGGATAAGAATATTTGTTATTATGAACTTCATTTGCTTTTTTGATAAATTTTTTTGATGTTAACTTTATATTATTAGAACATACACCACAACCACGTCCAGCTAAATGACCATTAGGTGATTGTAAAAAAGCACCATGAACAGGGCATATTATTTTCAGTTTAGTATGTGCATTAACATATTCATCAGGATATTCATATTTATTATTATGAACTTCATTTGCTTTTTTACAGAATGTTTTTTTATGTGTATTGGTGTTACTATATGAACTGTTTATTCTCCCACATTTAGCACATTTATAACCAGATAGATGATTATTTGGTTTTTGAAAAAAAGCACCATGTATTGGACAAATAATTTTTATCTTTGTTGCAGAATTGACATATCCATCAGGATAAGAATATTTGTGATTATGGACTTTATTTGCTTTTTGAATGAATTCTTTATTTGTTAATTTTTTAGGCATAGAAGTTATATTATATCATATATTTATCATTATGCAATAACTATAAATAATAATTATGAGTTTAGATCCACGTGATTGTTTGCAAAAGTTTGTAACTACAGGAACTAATAGAGGTAGTCGTTTACCTACGTTCCGAGTTCGAGATTTGCAACGCACAGTAAATAATGTAGTACAAGTTGGCGAGAATATAGGTGATCGTATTGAAGGGGGCATTAATGCTCTTGGTCGTGGAGATATATTATCAGGTCAATTCTTGAGTGCGTTTGATGAGCTTCGGTGTCCTCCAACTCCGTATGCCGATTATTTCGGGCAATTCATGCCACCGAAATATCCATTTTTATTTTTCGTAAGTGTAAAAGTTCGACCAGATTTCAAAGATGTATTTAATCCTCATACTAATGGTGAAATGCATTGGTTTGTAAAACAAATTGATAGACCCAATGTAAAATATGAATATGAAGATATAAACATGTATAATTTTCGAACTAAAGCATTAAAAAATATTATGTATGAACCTATTACTATGACTTTATATGATGATATGAAGGATGCTGGACATACTTTTTGGAACACATATTTAAGGTTAACATCTCCGATAGCCGTTGGGGACCGATTTAAAAATCTGGACCTTTTACGTGAACAAGGCATGGATTGGGATGTAACTAAACTTCAAAATAATCAAGTAGAAAAACCTCCTGGTGGTTATGCTGTTAGATTGTCTAGTGACCGTGGTTCTGGTTCTAGTGGTGTTTTACCTGGTACTGGCGAGTTTAATTCATATACAGATCATCCAATAGTACAGATTACCGCCCATCATATTTTAGATTGGGGAAGGAAATATATTGCATATAATTATTATCATCCTAAGATTTCTGATATAAAGATGGATGAATTAGATTTTGATAAGAGTGGTCCACAGCAAATAACTATAACATTTTCATACGACCAGCTTGATATGTCCTATCCGCAAAAACTTAGTGAAGATTTTATTTCTGCGAATTTACCACCAATGTATCCAATTAACAACGAAGATATTACAGACGGTGTATCTAGTATTATTGGTAAATTGCCCAGTGTTGATTCACTTCTTAGTGATGGTATTAATTCTGTATTTGGTGGTAGCGGTGATACATCTGAGCCACAGAATGTATTTACACCACCTGGACGTTAAACTACAGGAATGAAACGCAGTAAGAAAATACGAAAAATCAGGAAATCACCGATTACTAAATCTTTGAATAAAAGATCTAAGTTTAAGCAGGGGTATTATATTCTTAAACATCCAGAAAAGTATCGTGGCGATCCAAATAATGTTATATATCGTAGTTCATGGGAATTAAGGTTTAATGAGTTTTTAGATAATAATATAAATGTCATAGAATGGGCGAGTGAAGAGTTATGGATTCCATATTTAAAACCAACAGACAATAAAATACATAAATACTATCCAGATTATTTCGTTAAGTTTTTAGATTCTAATAATAAAGTTCATATAGAAATTATAGAAGTAAAACCTATAAAACAAACGAAACCACCAAAAAAAACCCAGAACCCAAACACAGCATTATATGAAAAACTTACATATGCTGTAAATATGAGCAAGTGGAGTTCTGCGACCAAATGGTGTTCGGAACGTGGTATAGTTTTTAGAATATTAACAGAACGGGAATTGTTTTTGTGAAACACATAAATTTTTTAACTAAATCTAAAAATGTCCATAATACTAATTATGAATATTTATTGGAATATGATAATAAATAAGTATATGAGCACAACAAAAGAAGAATTAATAGAACATCCATTAGAGGAAGTTTTTGATATTAAAGCTGGTTCTACATTGGTTGAATATGAAGAAAAATTGCCTACGGTAATAGAGCAACCCCCTGCATATGATAGTAAAGATGTCGAAATAGAAGAACAATATCAAGAAGTATATGATTGTGCTATGGACGCTTACGAAAATCAAATGGAAGAGACCGAGGGTGTAGAGGGGCGTTATAAGGCACGTAATGGCGAAATTGCCGCACAATTCTTAAATACTGCACTACATGCAGCAAAAGAAAAAGCAAACCTTAAAGAACATAAAGATAAGATTGAATCTAATGATCCTAGTTCACCAAATAAAGTTGTTAACAATTTAGTATTAGATAGAAATGAATTGTTGAAAATGTTGACGGGCAATTAAATTTGACATTTAAATAGTGTTGTGCTATACTTCTGCCAAATAAACTAATCAATTAACGGGAAATTTTATGGGCGGAAACATTAGTGTTATGTTAGGTGGCGTATCACACGTTGCCGATGTAATAGATTATACAAATACAGACCGACGTGTTCTACGAAATACACTGATAGAAATATTTAAAGAAATCAATCACAAATATTTGGTTCGGTATAAAACACCATTATGGGCAATGCCAAAATATTTAGAAACGGGCGAAATGTTTAGCGGTTCTTCTAGGTATTTGTTTGATTTATCTATAAATGATGTTTTTCTACAATCATATTCACCTATTATGGGTGATATAGATGTTATGGTTCCCAATGGAACGCAAACACAATTATGGGATTTGTTTGATGAATATAAATCAGACATGTCAAGCGTTGAATATTATGGTAATAATAGGGAAGAAAAGACATTTCTTGAACTACAAATAAATTCATTATGGAGTATTAACGGTTATAATATTCAAATTGATTTTGAATTTGCTGATTTTTTAGAATCAGCTCCCACCTCATTTGCAAAATTTTCGCATTTTTCACATGTTGATGACACTATGAATGGTATAAAAGGTGTCAATCATAAGTATTTGCTTCGATGTTTAGCTACAGCATCATCTATGATGGACAACGCAGTTATCGTTACGCCTAAAGCCACACCACAAAAGCCACGTAAGAAAAAAATGAATAAGCCAATGTGTATGTATAGATTTTCAGTAGCCAAAGGATTTCGCAGGGGATATGAATTAATTGAATTGGATGGTAAAAAATGGGGATATCCAGGGAAGGCCATATATAAAGAATTAGCAACTAAAGATTCTGTATATGAGAAAAACATAAATTTAATGTTTCAAATGTTTTTTGGTACGGAACCAGAAACGCCAAAGGAATTAGAATCTATGTGGTCGTTTATTGGCTTGTTAAATTTAATGAGCAAATATCTTTCTGACACACAAATTATTGATGCTTTTAGTAAATTATGTAATCTTTATTGGGGTGAACAATGTTTAGTAAGAAATGACCCAGAGGCAGATAAAACAATTAAATTGGCGGGTTATAAAGCATTTAACACTATGTTTTCTGAAATAGTTGATCCAGTTATATTTAAAGTACATGATTTACAAGAAGAATTTTATTCTAAATATAGGATGGATTAATATGAATTTAAGTTTAGATAATATGGATAATCTTTCAGATGAAAGAAAGGAGCGTATTATGGGACAGGTTTATACCATTAGTGAAAAGTATGATGGTGTAAAATTAACGTTAATTCGCAATAGTAAGCCATATTCTAAATATTATGTTCAAAATTGGATTGTGGCATATAAAGGGCATGTAATTTATCCTAATGAGTTTTTATATGCTACTAATATAACAAATAGTATGGGGGCTTCACAATTTAAAATAGTTCATGATTTATTATGTGAACGAAATGAATATTTAGAAGAACTTCCAAGAAACACAGAATTTCAAATAGAGTTTATTATGAATAAACCTACGATAACAAGGAATTATAATATTTTTCATTCCATGTATCTTATTGATTGTGTTAGTATAGAAAACATAGAAATAAATTTTGGCAAAGTAAAAACAGAACCTATGCCTTATACTACTGATGCTACGGGATTAAATAAAAAATTATATGCAAAAGCATTAGGAATAAAAGTACCACATGTTTTTGTTAATAATTCAAAATTAATGGATAAATTTGACACTTATGAATTAATGAAACAGGAGTTATTATCAAAAGAATCTAATTTAGGTGGTCATATAGAAGGTGTAGTATTTGAATCTAATGATAGGAAGTGGAAACTTGTACAAGAAGATCAGTATGATTCTAATACACGAAATAAAAAGAAAAATCTACATAGGTATGAAAATAAAGGTTTGGAACTAGATTATTGGAATGAAGTTTATTCTTATGCCGAAGAGGTAGTAATTTCCATATTTACTACATATTCACAATTAAGTAATATGTTGGAACATTTGGGTAAGATAATATATCATGATAATGGTATTGCCGAATTACCAATGGTAAAGCATAATAAAAAGTCATTAGAAACAATATTAGATGATATACATTTGACTGCTAAAACTATATTGATAAAAAATTTGAGTGGCAATAATGGTGTTCTCATTCCAGGTAGATTTCAACCACCCACGAAATCACATATAAAAATTTTTGAGAATGCGTTATTAGAATATGATAAAGTAATAATAAATATTGTTAATAATGTACGTTCGGAACGAAATCCTTTTACATTTAATGAAATATCTAATATGATAATGTCTTGCATTAGTGATAATACGGATAAATTAATATTACAGCAAACAAGAAGTGGTAATATTGTCAATATGATTAATAAATCATCATCAAATATTAATGCAGTAATATGTGGAACTGATAGATACGATTGTTATGCAAAACAATTAACTAATAAAGGTGCACCTAAGTTAATAGAAATAGAACGAAAAGATGATATATCAGGCACAAAAATACGGTCTATGGTTCGCGGAGGGAATTATAATTCTGATTTTTTAAAATTCATGCATCCTGAATTAGAGCACCAAAAAAAATGTATATGGAATACAATACGTAATTATTCAGAATGTTAAAATACTATTCCACTAGGTGCATGATCAGGATCGTTGTCATTATAATAATCCTCACCATTTGAATTAAACCATTCATCTTCCATATTATGATTATATAGAATATCATGTGCTTCTTCTTCATATTCTGATATTTCAGTAAGAATTCTTGTTACAATTAGACATCCAGATATACAATCATCAGTTGACCCAGATTTAGCTTGATATGAAGAACCCTTACGAACAAAGTTTTTCATTTCTTCTAATAGAATTTTTGATTTGATAATCATTGTGTTAGATTCAATCAAATCTTTGAAGTCTATACATGATTTCATTTTTGATTTGTTAGTTGTAGTAAATCCTAATCTTTTACCACCTTTTTGGGAAATGAACATAGCATTTTTATTTGGATTTTCATCGTTTTCATGTAATGCTATGATACCCTCCCCAACACCGTTTGACTCGCAACTCCAATAGATATCATTTCCTTTTGCATCAATAAAGTTTATAATGCTTTGTATTGCTTTATACAGCATAGGTGAAGACATGCTATTTGATCTAAACTCAGCTACTTGCCTCATTTCAGGGAATTTAAAAACTTCAATTGTACTAAAATCTGATCCTGTACCGGTAGCAGGATCGACGCCTATTATGTATGCAGTTCGTTTTTCTATATCTTCGAAAAATTTAAATTCTTTGTTGACAAAATTAGGATCTTCCATTTTAAGTTGTGCTAAGAACATAGTATCGACCAATAATGGATCATCAGATAAGAATTCAGTTTCATGTTCTTGACGAAATTTTCTTTCACCAATTTTAGCCTTTTCTCTATCAGCCCATTCTTGATTACGTGTAGGAACATCTTCCCATGTAACGTTCATAGGATGAAAACCATTTACTCCTGACATCGCTCCACGCCAAAGATTTGCATATAAGTTAGAATCACCATTTGGAGTAGATGCAATAATACACTGGCCTCCTGTAGAAAGTGTGGGACTTATAGCAGTCCAGAATTCTTCTTGGATACCTTCTCTAACAAATGCAAATTCATCGCAAAATAAAAGTGATATTGAATATGTACGCCCAGAATCCGGTGATGTTGCACCTGACATGATTCGTGATCCGTTATCGAATGCCACTGCATGTTTACTCCACCCGTCTGAAGTAACTCCTGGTTTAAGCCACATAGGTAGTTCTTCGTACCCATATTTGATACGATGAATGATTTCCATAGCTGATGTATTTTTGTTAGAAACTATCATTATGGTTTTATCAAAATGAAAAGCGGCAAACCATAAAAGGTATCCTGCTACGATTTGAGTTTTACCGGATTGTCTTGCTTGTAGTAAGATATTATCTTTATGTATCGTGAAGTTTTCAACAGCTTTTATTTGATAAGGATATGGTACGAAATGAATTGAACCTTTAGTTGGATGTTGAATCTTCATATATGTTTGGATAAAGTATATGGGATCATCTGAACATTTTTTTAGTTCATGCAATTGATGTGGTGTATATTCTATTAGTTCATTTGCTTTTTTTAATAATGCCTTATCAGTCATGTTAATTATTTATTCATAAATATTGACCATGTGTAATAAGAGATGATATAATGGACATGAATGAAAAAGTTGACTACAGAAGAGTTTATAAAAAGAGCATTTAAAGTTCATGGTAGTAGGTATGAATATCCTGACGAGTATATTAATAATTCTACTAAAATCCGAATTATTTGTAAAAAACACGGAGAATTCTGGCAATCACCTAATGTGCATTTAAACAGAAGTGGATGTCAGAAATGTGGAAATGTATTTAAACATAATACGTCTACGTTTATAAAAAGAGCATTTAAAGTTCATGGTAGTAGGTATGAATATCCTGATGAGTATATTAATAATTCTACTAAAATCCGAATTATTTGTAAAACACATGGCGAGTTTTGGCAAACACCAAATAATCATTTAAGTGGTGCAAATTGTAAGTTATGCGTAAATAATAATATAAAGTTAACTACTAAAAATTTTATCGAAAATGCAGTATCTATACATGGAACTGTATATAAATATCCAGATGAGTACGTTAATGCACACACAAAGATTAGAATTTTTTGTCCTGTTCACGGTGATTTTTTTCAACGTCCTGCCGATCATATTACAAACAAGACAGGATGTCCATCATGTTATACTAATTACTCCAAAGTATCTATATTATGGTTAGAATCTATAATGAAACGGGAAAATATATTTATAGAACATGCAGAGAATATTGGCGAGTATAAAATTCTTGGTACAAATTATAGAGCCGATGGTTATTGCAAAGAAACAAATACAATTTATGAGTTTTATGGTGATATTTGGCACGGGAACTTAGATTTGTTTGATGAAGATGAGATATGTAGTTCTTATTTGACTGAATGTGCCGGTAGTTTGTATATAAAAACCATGCAACGGGAAGAAAAAATAAAAAAAATGGGTTATAATTTAATAACTATATGGGAAAATGATTATAAAAAACTGGGTGTTTATTCATAAATATTGACAATATATCAATATTTATGGTATAATAAAAATATGAAAATAGAATTTAGGCGTTACAAGATATGGGAGATTAAACATGTTGTTACCTGATGATTTATTAGAGCAAGTTCATTTTTATCATCTTGATTGTGATAATACAAAATTTGTAGATCATTTAACCATATTTTTTACACCATGGTATAAAGTTCGACGACAGTTTGTATTCCATAGATTTCCACAGATAGATTCTGAGGGGTTAATTACGTATTTAGCTTCTGGTGAATTAGTGGAAATTGTAAATCAATTAAGAGGTTATATATTTGGTTATAATGAAGACATTGAAGACGAAGTTACAACAGTAAAAACTGTGGGAAATATTCTTTATTTAAACCCTAAAGAAAAACCAGAAAAACCAGAAAATACTGAAATGTCAGAAGAATTTACAGAAGGGGGGTCACCACCAGATGAAAATTGAAATTTGTCTTAAAGATGTAGCAGGTAATAAATGGAATTTTACTACTATGCATTTATTTGATGATCCAGAAACTAGAAAAGCACAATTGTCAGATATTTTGGGTGCATATGATAGATCTATAAAAGAATTTGTTGCGGAAACACCAGAAATACATGGAATACCTTTAATTAAACCACCAGTTGTAAGTATTGAAATAGATAGTGGTGAAGAAGGTGTTGACATTTCATGCAAATAGTGTATATTTGTATTTTTAAATATTGACGAGAATATAATGATTAATATTAATAATAAAATTAGAACACGATTTAATCACTGGTATCATGAAATTTTTTGTGATAGTAAGCTTTATGTTGATATGGAGAATACGGTAGAAGATTCTCCTTGGCATAGAGAACGAAATGTTGGCGTTCATACTAATATGGTTGTTACTGATTATATTTCTCGTTCTGGACAAAATTGGGATGTTTATACACTTATTGGTGCTTTAGTATGTGCGTTTCATGATACCGCTAAACCTATGATGGAAGTAGTCAAACATACAGAAGAACGTGGTACATATAGAGCTTATTCTGGTCATGAACAAAAAAGTGCACGTTTATGGGAAGACTATTGGACGCGTTCAAATGACATAGATAATTATTTTCCAGAACTTACAAATAAACATAAAATTGATATTTCTTGGTTAATTGAATACCATGTTCCATTTGCAGTTACGCGAACAGAAAAGCAGTTAAATATAGCACGGACTGTAATTGATATTTTCGATAGAACAGAAATTTTTCATAGAATTTTGTTGTCAGATACGGTTGGAAGAATGTCTGATGATTATGAAACTAAGCATAAGAATACGGAAGAGTGGGTTTTCAATTTTACTAAATTTATTAATAAAACATATCTTATGGATAAGCGTATTAAAGATTCAGATACGCCTATTTTGGTATTACCTATTGGTGCATCAGGAACCGGCAAGAGCACATATTACGACAATATATTACAGAAAGATAACATGGAATATTATTCTTTTGATAAATTTCGCCTTGATTGGTATGTTGATGGAGATGTTTCTCGTACACGTGAAGCTTTTGATGCGTCATGTGCAGATGAAAGGTTTTCATCTAAAGTAAATTCAGAGTTCATAAAACTTATTAAATCAAATAATAATATTTTTATTGACAATACTAATTTGACTAAGAAGCGTCGTTCGTTTTATTGTACAGAAGCACATAATCGTGGTTATTGGGTAATTGCTGTTATATTTCCTATTTCTATTGATGAGCTTTTATTACGTCAAAAAAACAGGGGATATAAGGAAGTACCAGAAAATGTAGTTCGTCGCCAATATATGTCTATGCAGGCACCGTCAATAGGTGCAGTAGATGAGGTGATTTGTGCAAATGATACATCATTAACAAAACATGTACTTAATGCCACATGAAGCATAAATACATGAATGTTATTAGAAGAATGTAGCCAAAAACCATTTGATTCAAAAATATTTGAAGAATATGTAAATTCTGAAGAGATACTTGCCAACGCCGCATATAATGATTTTGTTTATCAAGAACTTTATGAAGTAAGTTTTCGTGATGCCATCAAGAGTATAGGTGGTACTGTTTCAAAAGGCATTCAAGTAGGAAAAGATATTTTCCGTAGAGCACGAAATGTATTTACAGACTTTATTGTACGTGGCGAAACGATGAATGATATAATTGCCAAAGCAAAACTTCCTATAGATAAAGCAAAAGAAGTTGCTGATGGTACATTAGCATTAATAAAAGATAAGATTAATACTGATGGTACATTACGAAAAAAAGAAGCCGCTGATATAATAACACAATTGCGTGGCGAAATCGAAAGAATAGAACGTGGCGAATCTTTTAAAGATAATATAAATCCTGACCCTACTGATACATACAGTGGTGATGTTGGTGATTTAAGTTTATCTGATTTAGGTGGTAATATTGAACGTGGTTTCCCATCTACTACGAAACGCCAGTTTTCTACGCAACCAATTAGAATATCAGAATTGAAATTAGTAGCATATCAAGGAAAAGGTGCATTATTAGTAACGGGGTCAGCTACAAGCGGAACACGTAAGCCAGTTGTCTATTCACCACAGATTTTTTTTAGTGGTGTTAATTATTCTGATACGCGTAACGAACAAAATGTTACATTTACTGCCGCTGACGGACAAGAATATAACATATCTAAACTAAATTTGGCTGGAAATAATGTAAAGGTAAATTGTAATTGTCTCGATTTTTATTTTCGCTTTAGTTATAATAATGATGACCATAATGCATTATATGGCAAACGTCCACCAGCGTATCAACGCAAAACAACAACATATCCTTCTGTTAATCCTATGAATGTACCAGGTTTTTGTAAACACATAATTAAATTATCTGAATCTTTGACACAAGCAAATTTATTAGGTTAATGAAATCTTTTTGTGATAAAGCAAATAATATTCACAATAACAAATATTTTTATCCTGAAACATATGTTAATGCACGTACCAAATTAAGAATTATTTGTCCCATACATGGTGAATTTTTTCAACTCCCTAGTAGTCATCTTAGTTATGGATGTAGAAAATGCTCATTTGAAGCACGTAATATATATAGAACAAAATCATTTATAAGAGATTCAAAAAAAATCCATGAAAATAAATATGATTATTCATTAATAGATACTATTACATCTGTATATGATAAAGTATCAATAATTTGCAAGAAACATGGTATTTGGAAACAAATAGTACGAAGTCATCTTAAGGGCAATGGATGCAGAAAATGTGTAGATGAAAATAAAAAAATAACAAATAAAGAATTCATTGAAAGAGCAAATAATATTCATAATAACAAATATTCTTATCCAGATAAATATATTAATTCATATACTAAAATAAAAATTATTTGCCCTATACATGGCGAATTTTTTCAACGACCTCATAATCATTTACAAAAGCAGGGATGTGATATATGTTTTAAAAGTAAATTATCTGATATTTTATCATTATCTACGGAAGAATTTATTGAAAGAGCAAATAATATTCATAAAAATAAATATGATTATTCATGTGTTAATTATAAAAGACAAAAAGAAAAAATTGGCATTATTTGTAAGAAGCATGGTTTGTTTTCACAAACAGCAGAAGGTCATTTAAAAGGATATAACTGTCCAAAATGTGTTAATAATAGTTATTCTAAAAAATCAATATCTTGGTTAAACGAAATAGCAAAAAAGGAAAATATTCATATTCAACATGCAGAGAATGATGGGGAATATTCAATTCCAAGCACAAGATATAAAGCTGATGGATATTGTGAAAAAACAAATACAATTTATGAATTTTATGGCGATGTATTTCATGGTAATTTGGAATTATATGAAGAAGATGAACAATGTCATCCATTTTCTGATGAATGTGCCGGGAATCTTTATATGAAAACAATACAACGAGAACAAAAAATTAAAAAATTAGGTTATAATTTAGTTACTATTTGGGAACGTAATTTTATATTAATGAACTAGAGCTTTACCTTTACGCACGGGTGTTTTAGATATGGGTGTTTTTGTTGTACTAATAGATTCCAAAATCTTTTTTACTTGATTATCTTTAGTAGATACTGCTGGTTTGGTTTTAACAACCTTTTTTTCGAACCGGTCGCAATTTGCGACCGGTTCTTTTTTTGCATCTTCAGTTAATATTTTATTTGCTATATCATTTGCACTTTTTTCTGTTAATTTAGGTGATTTGATTGCTAATATAACATTTTGTGCTTGGCTTTCGTCACCTCCAGGTGATATAACAGCCGGTGGTGCTAGTGTAGTATTAACTACATTAGATGTATACACGTCATGACTACCTACAACGTTTATAGTTCCAGTCATAGTTTCAAAGAAATATCCATCAGTAATAACTTCAATACAAAAAGGATATGCACTTTTTTCTATTGCAGGTAATGGTGGAATTTTAATTATCCATTTACCGTTATCACTTTCTTGAAGTCCTTTAAATGAAAAATCTACAACAGAAGTTTTAATAACAAATCTAACTTGTAAGTCAGAATCATCCACTTTTTCAACATTAACATCAAATTTTAATTCATTTTCTTTTGTGTTGTTTAATTGTATAACATCCATAAAAATTCCTTTTTGTTCTGTATATATTTATTAAAATTTAGTTTTTACATGTAAATTTTTGATTTCTATTTTTAATTTGTTGGTAATTTTCTTTAAATTATCTATAGTTATTTTTATTCTGCTTTTTGTTGTATTCATTAGATTTAATATATTAACTAACATTTTTTCCTGTTCCTTATTAATCATGAATTCTTTTTCAGTTTTCATTTTTTTATAAGAAACTGTTATTTTTACTATTTTTTTACCATATATACCAGGTTTTGCTAAGTTACCCGTATTAGTTTTTGTTACTTGAGTATCAACTGGTGTGTAAAAATTTTGTATTTCGCCCGGCAATAATGGTATAGAACCTCCAGAACTTCCGCCACTTTCTCTAATAGGAATTATGGTTAAACATGTAGTTACGCCAAATGTATTAACAATCAATCCCGAACAAGCAGGTAAACCTAAACCACCAGTGATTAAGCCGCTATATCTGTTTGTAAGTGTTGCCATTTAGCACTCTGTTTGACCATCAGTAGAACCACCACCAATTTGGGGAACACGTTCACATACATCTGCGACACTGGGTGTAGCACTGCTATCTAGTAATTTAAATACACGTAATGGTGTTGAACAATCATCATCATATATTGTTAAAGTATTTGTAGTGGTATCAATTCGTGTTCTATTGGTTTCATATTTACGGAGTAAATCTATAAGGTTGAATAAGGCTGGAATATCAACTGTTCGTATAATTTCAATGTTATTTTGGTATTCACCCATAGTTCCGACAGTATTGTGATCTATAACTGAGGCATCCCAAACGGCATCTGCAACTTCGTTTGCACCTAAATTTGTATTTGGATCAAATCTTACTACTTGATATCTAAGACGATTAAGTGCGGCCCCACCATCTACTCTAGCTAAATATGTACGAGTTACATCAAATCCCAACCCAACAGTAAATTCATATTTGTAGAATCCATCTTGGCTGGTCCCATCATCGACCTCTACCATAGTACCATCGATATTTGATCCAGTACCATTAGGTGAACCTATTATTAATGTTTGACTAGCTCCGTCCACATCCCATATACGTATAGTAGGTGTTAGACCAGTTAATGGTCCAGAATTATTTTCAAAATATGAATTTATTATAGTAGCCATACAAATCCTCTAAAAAATTGCTTCATTATTCTATTTATATAAATAGATATTATAAATTATAATTACTTGGAGTTGAACATGAACGATTTTTCGTTTTTGAAAAGTTTACAAAACAAACCGATGAATATAAAAGAGGATACGCCAAAAATTCAATACCAAGAATTTTATGTAAATATTGATGAATCTGAAGTTAAAGTTTTAATTCCATTACGTGAAAGTGATAATTTTGAACAAGAATTATCAACCACAGAAATTTCTTCTAAATCAGAATTAATTAAAATATTACGAAAATATAGAGGTATAAGAGGATAATATGGGATTTGTATTAACAAGGCCGGTTAGTGATAGTGGCGGCGGAGATATTCCAGGTGCTAGTATTCAAGGAGTCATTATAAACCCAGGAAATACAGGTGTGGTTGATTCATTATTAGTAGGAACTAATATTTCCGTTAAGTGGATTTATACAATTATGGATAATACTGCTATTAATAATAATGTTATGAGTGGTGAAGTATTAGCGAATCATCAATTTGGGACACTACCCAATCATAACCAATATGGACTGGTAGGTACACCGAATATATTACATGTAGTTGATGTAGTAATAAATTTAGGAAGCTTAGAATTAGAAATAACAAATAATAGTAGTTTTCAGGTAGCAGTAAATGCCGTGCGTATTGATATGCTAATTTAGTGTAAATACTATATTACCACAATCCCAAATCCTATTCCATCCATTATTTTGCATATTTTCCCAACCCGTTAATGTGGGATCAAATGTTTTTAATTTTTTAGCTAATTTGTATTTTTGAAATTCTAATCTCGAATGTAAGTGATTTATATTTTTAAAATAAAAGAAATTTGCTGGCGATATATGCATTTTATTAAATCCAAGCTTTTCATATAATTTTCCATTCCCCCTACGTAAATCTGCATAACTAATTATAGTACCTTTATAGCGTTTTGTAAAATATTTTAGCAATTTACTAGCACCACCTATAGTATTATAATTTAATTTATTACAAAAACGTAATAATTCCCACGAATAGTTTTTATTATATCTCGGCTTACTAAATGTCATAACGGCAACTATTTCATCATGATAAATTAATCCTAAATTAATTTTTGAATTTATTGTTCCTTGTAAATGATTTTTAATTAAAAATTCTTTCGTTTCCGTAAAAGAAATTTCCCTTACTTGGCATTTTCGAGCAAATATTCGTTTTGAATTATACAATCTATTACTAATAATAGATTTCCAAATATTTTGTGTCGGGGACTGTATCCATTCATTCTCAAATATATGAAATAATTGAATACCCCTCTCTAAACATAAATTTGTTTTGCTTATATGATAGTGTTTGTCTTTGCCCGCTAATTCAGAATGCCAATATAATCCATCATATTCAATTGCTATGTTTTTTTCTGGAAGATATATATCTAATTCAAATGGAGGTATAATAGCCCTGGAATTACAAATAATATTTCCTTTGTAAGAATTTTTAATAAATTCTAGTACTTCTTTTTCACCAGATGAAATATTATAAGGAAAACATGTTATGCACCGTAAGTAGGGATATATTGTTGTTCTAACTGTGTTACATGTATTACATCGGTATGTAACTTCTTTAGTTATATTATTATGTTTTAGTAATGTTAGATTTAAGCTTTTTGCTAGTTTTTGTTTTTTTATATATCCCTTTTTACTTACAATTTGTTTTATTTTATCTTTAACTTCTTTTGATTTCAATACATTTTCGACACCATATTTATCTAAGTTGGTTTGTTTGATTTTATCTTTAACTTCTTTTGATTGTGAAGGATTTTCGACGCCATATTTATCCAAGTTGGTTTGTTTGATTTTATCTTTAACTTCTTCTGATTGTAATGTATGCTCAACGCCATATCTTTCTAAGTTGGTTTGTTTGATTTTATCTTTAACTTCTTTTGATTGTGAAGGATGTTCGACACCATATTTATCT